TCTTCCGCGCTGGACAGGTCCCAGTTCGGCTTGAGGGTCGCCAACCGGGACAGGAACGCGGCCTTGCTCGTGTTCGCGTTGTCGGCCAGTGACTCCATCTCGGTCCGGGTGAAGACCTCGTGCTGGCCTACGTGGAGTTCCCACTGCTCGCCGTCGGTGTCGTTGTGGTGAACGCCTGCGCGGCCGTTGATTTCGCCTTTGCCCATGAGGTGCTCCTACTGTCTGACGGTTCGGAAGTCGGGATCGGTGGGGCGGTCCTCGGCGCGACGCTCCAGGCACGGCGGGACGTCCAGGCCGGACTCGAGGAGTAGGGCCCGGACCACGTCCTCCTCGCCCTCGTCGAACGGGATCCGCCAGTCCTCCTCGCGGGTGGCCTGGGTCTGGGCGAGGATCGTCGGGTCAAGGCTGGCTGGCGACATGAGGCGTCTCCGAAGGGATGGGGGCGGCGGTCAGCCCCGTGGTGTCGATGCCGCAGTCGCGGGCCAACAGGATGAGGGCCAGGGCGATCACGCCCCAACTCGCGGGCTGTTTGAGGGCGTCCGAGACGGCCCCCCAGACACGCCCGCGGCTTTCTATCTGTGCGGCCTGGCAGGCGGCGCAGGCCTTCTCCTGGGCGTCCAGGCGCGCCCCGTGGTTGGCCTGGGTCTCGGCGAGCGCGTCCACGCGAGGCCCGATCGCGGAGATCAGGTGCTGGACGATGGAGAGGGGCGTGGTTTCGGGCACGGGCTACCTCGGCAGCCCGCGAAGCCCACGGAGCAGCGCGCCCCGCTCGTCGTCGGTCATGCTGGCCAGCTTGCCGCGGAGCTCGCGGTTGAGTCCGTTCTGCTTTCCGCCTTCGAGCGCGGCGATCACCTTGTCCACCTTGGACGGCGGGATCTCGATCGCGTCGTCAGGGATGGCCAGGGGGTGGAATCGGCCGTTGCCCATCACGATGAATAGAGCCTGCATCAGGCGATCCTCCGGAGCACCCAGATCGTTGGGACGATCACGTCGAAGTCTGTCCCGCTGCCACCCACGCCAACGCCGATGAAAAACTCCTGGCTCGCCGCCGGAAACTTGTCCGTGGCGCCGGGCCTCGCGTCTCCGAGAGAGAACGGACGGGCGGCCCGCATCGTCATCGACGTGGGATCCACTGGGCCAGAGACCCAGGCGTCGGCCCTCGGGATCGCGTTCCGTCCGATCTGCTGCCAGCAGAACAGGTCGTCTCCAGTGTGCGAGTAGCTCACCGACGCAGTGCTGCCGCTGACGTCCTGCCTCGATGTGTTGGCGCCTGCCGGGGTGAACCCGATGCCCGCGAGGGCGTAGTCCGTTGCGATCACACCGTAGGTCATCTGCTCATAGTTGGCCGAGTCCCCCGTGATCTGCGCGCGGAACTGCACGGCCCAGTCGGTCTCGTCGTCGTAGCCGCTGAAAAACTCCGTGTCGAGATCGAACTGGGATCGCGGGTCGCCCACGCTGCCTGACGCCGTGGTGTAGTGCAGGCCGGTGCCGTTGGTGATCGCGAAGACGGAGCACTGCGCGGTGTTGATTCCCTGGAGGTCGATTCCGCAGTCGAGGGTGTAGGTCCCGTCGCCGCCGGCCTTGATATCGACCGTGGACTCTGCGGTCAGGTCGATCTCGTGCACGAGCTCCCAGATGCCGCTGATGCCCGCCACGCAGACGTTCCGCGCCACCTCGACCCCCGCCACGGTCGCGGTGAGCACGTAGGTCCCCGGGTAGTCGGGGGTGTAGGTGACGGTGTGCCCCGAGCCGCTGACACTGCTCGAACTGCTGGCCGGCTTCTCCAGCGCCCATGAGTCCGGTGCCGTGCTGACCGCGTCCGCCTGTAGCGTGACGGTGACCAAGGCGTAGGCGTCCTGGGCGGTGTCGGCGGAGATGGTCCAGTCTACGTCGGAGCTTGGCAGGTTCGGGTATGTCGGGCGTACAGGCATGCCGTGCCCCTACTGATTCAGAGTGTGGTACAGGTCCAGCGCCCCGGTGGTGGTGCCGGCGTTCGGGACGATGCGCCAGTAGACCTTGGCCGCGACGGGGACCGTGATGGGGATTGGAGCCAAGAACGCGTCATAGCCGCCGTTCGGCAGGGCAATCCCCGCGGTGCTGGTGTAGAACTCTTCGCGGTTGGCGCCGGGGGTGAACCCGGTCTCGGTGCTGCCGTGAATCTGGAAGGTCGCGGAACCGGCGGCGACAGCGTTCTCGAACCCGACGGCGTGCACCCAGTAGGTACCGGCGGCGAGAGTCATTTCGACCTCGGCCGTTCCGTCGTCGGCTGTCCATGTGACCGATATTTTGGTGAACGTGCGGGCCCCGGCGGCGGTGACGAGCGAGGCTGCGATGGCCGCAGCGCTCGCCTCCGTCACCAGGAAGTCAGCCGCGATCGGGCTCTTGGGGATCAGGTTTCCAGCCGCGTTGGTGAGCAGGGCTCGCCAGTTGGCGCCGTCGCTGCCAAGGACAGCGAGGCCCTTGACCGTGCCGAGCACCGCACCGATGGTGGTGAGCGCTGCGGCGAGGGCCTCGGTGGCCGTCCTGATCGCGTCGTTCAGCAGGTACAGTGCGCCGCCAGCCTCCACGGCCGTCTGCGTGGCCTCGGTGGCGGCCTTGATGTCGGTCTGCTGGTCGTAGTGGTCGCCGCCAGCCTCGAGCGGCGGTGTGCTGCCGTCGCTCTGCACCAGCTGCGTTTTCTGGTTGCCGTCACCCTGCTTGGTGATGATGTCGTCCTGCTTGATCTCGGTGGCGAGGCCCGCGCCTCCAGGGTCCAGGGCCTCGATGGCGGCCTCTACGGCCTGCACATCTTCCTGTCTGCATGGGATGTCTCGTGCGTTCGTGCTCTGGCTGCCCATAGTTCACCTCGATCTGGATGGTATCACGTAGCCTGGATGGTGTTGATGAATCCGGACGCCCCGGCCACGCCGTCGGTAGCGCCGCCAGCGGCCGTCCCGCCCGCGCCACCTGCCGCCTGGACGGTCCCGAGTGCGGTGGTCTTCCATGCAAAGACGTGGACCTGCCCGCCCTGGCCCCCGCCGCCGCCGCCAGCAACACCTGCGCCTGTTGCCGCGCCGTCGCCGCCGTCGCCGCCGTCCGCCCTGATCGTGCCGCTGTTGTCCAGTTCGTAGCAGGCAACGAGCACGACGCCGCCACCAGCTCCGCCGCCGCCTGACGTGGCAGTGTCCACTCCAGGATCACAGCCGCCCGCGCCGCCGCCGCCGCCGCCCGCGAGGAACCCAGGGGTGCCTTGCGCAGCCAGGAAACCGTAGGAGAAGTGCCCCGGGGTTCGGAGTTCGCCGAAGGTGGCCGGGAAGTCGGTGGACGCGCCGCCGCCGCCGCCAGCCTGGCCGCCAGCCGCGCCGCCGCCGCCTGCAGAGCCCGCGCCGCCCGGGTGCATCTGGTTTGCCGGCGGGGCGTTGCCTGCGGCGCCGACGCCAACGGTGGCGCGGCCGTTCGCCCCTGCGCCGCTCTGGGCGCCGAGCACTCCGGATGCCGGGATGGCAGCCCCGCCGACGCCAGCAGCGGCATCGGCGCCGTTCATGCGGATCTCGCCGGTAGCCTCGATGGTGAGGGTGCCGCGCACGTAGATCGGAAAACCTGCCGTCTCGATGACGGTCCCGGCGGGCACGGTCAGATCGTCGTAGAACATCGCCTTGGTCAGGGTCACGGTTCCAACGATCGTCCCGTTGCCGCTGGCGCCGTCCCCGAACAGGGCATCAGGCTGGTACTGCGGGTGAGCGCCAAGCGGATCGGCCAGGTGGGCGACCAGCAGCGCCCCGTCCGCGCCCACGTCCCGGCCGTCGATGGTGACGCCAGCGGACACGGTCAGGTTGCCGGTCAGGGGCTTCGTGCCGTCCTCCATCAGGTAGGGCGCATGCGGGTCTGACTCCGCGACGTGGTCCGCGATGGCGCCGGAAACGAGAGCCCCGGGGAAGATGCTGCGGGACATGGTCTATTCCTCGTCCACGCAGGGCCCGAACCAGACCCCGTGTGCTCGGTGGGTGACCGTGGCGCCGTCGCCCGCTCCTGCGACGCTGGCCAACTCGGCGCAGATCCGCGCCAGGCCTCCGGTTTCGACCCGTTCGGTGGCCCCGCGATAGTCCAGGCTCACGGTGCCGCCGTTGATCTGGGTCCAGACCTCAGGTGGGTCCACCGTGCTGTTCAGGGTGCTGGTAGTGTCCGGGTATTCGTAGAGGAGCAGGGTCGCGGTCTTGGCATCCGCCACGCAGGCAAGCGCACCGGCCCCGGTGGCGCCGATATCGATCGTCCAGTCTGCGTTCACGGTGCCGAGGATCTGGAGCGTCTCGGCCGGGTTGCCACCCGCCCCCGCGCCCGCGGTGACGGCTCCTGCGGAGTCGAGGCACCGGGCCTCCACGATCTGGTTCGCGCCCGCGGCACCACCGACGACAGCGTCTGCTGTGACGGCGTTGCGGAGCCCGATCAACAGCGCGTCCTCGTTGGCGGGCGTCGCGTGGTTGATGGCGTTGCCGTTGATGGTGACCGTGTAGGTGGCAGCCACGTCGAGCACGGTCATGGTCACATCCGCGATCCTGCGGTGGACCTCGGAGCGGAGAGCCGCCACCAGGAGCGCGACCACGGACGACTGCAGAGCGACCCCTGCAGCAGCTGTGGCTGGCGCTCCCGTGTAGCTGGTCTGCTCCTCCCACTGCGGGTTGCGGCCGGCGAAGAGGACGGCGAGGGTGTTGGCGAGCTGGAATCCGGCGGTGGTCATGTGGTCACTCCACGGCGGTCTTGGTGTAGGTCAGGCGAATGGTGCCGAACCTTGCTGTCGCCGCCCCGTTGGGGGTAAGGCTCATGACAAGAAAATAGCCCTTGTTTTTCACGTCGATCGCGTGAGAAAACGTATCGGTATAGGTGGTCCATGCTGGCGTGGTCACACCGAACTGCGGGGCGCCGTACTGTTCGAGCGCGTTCGCGCTGGCGGATCCGTCCTCTGCCAACTCGTTGATGATAATATCGCACGACGAAAGGGCATCGCGGTAGTAGTCGATACGGATTCCAGTGAGGGTAAAGACGGTCCCCGCGGCAGGATCGTCCGTGTTGTTCTGCTCGAATCGCAGCGGGTATCTGGCGGTCATGGTGGCGCCGCCGCCGGTGGCTCCGGTCACGTAGTCAGGAGGCCCCGCTGCGTAGGCGATCGAGTCGTTAGACGGGGCCCATCCCCCCATGAGCGGAGACACGTCCATCACCATCTCCAGCGTCTCGTCGTAGGCATAGCGGATCTCGGTGTCCGGATCTTTCCCTGCTACCTGTCCCTGGTGTCCTGTGCTCATGGGATCCTCCTATTGGCCTGGTACGATGAGCTGACGCATGGGCAGGTAGTCGTCGCCCGGATCAACGCGGCGCCAGACTCCCGGCCTGTTGCCCCGGTAGATGCGAGCGATGGAGGACCCGCCGCCCGTGTCGTAGCCAGTGAAGACGGCGGTTCCGTCGGTGGCCACGGAGTTGATCGCGCCTGCTGCTGGCTGCCAGTTCCAGGTCATCGACAGATCCGACTTGTTGAACGCGCCGACGATGTTGACGCCCGCGGCATCGTAGGCGACGAGGACCAGATCCTGATCGACCGCGATGCTGTGCTCGTTGGCGAGCCCCGCGATGTTGCGGGAGGTGAGCGTCACGCCATCCGCACAGCCCCTCACGGTCAGGTGGGCAGCGGCGCCGGAGTCGATCGCGTAGAGGTATCGACCGTCGCAGGCGAGCCGCTCGTTGGCGGCGATGGCATTCGGGGCGAGGTCCCAGGCGGCGCCTGTCGTGTCCAGAGCCGTGCCTCCCTCGTTGGCGGCGTCGTTGCCCGTGGCGGCGTCCAGGGCTCGCATGGTAGCGGCCGAGCCATGCCCGGAGGCAGTGCCAGCTACGAAGACCTGACGGCCGTTGGTGGCGATGCTGAATAGGTTCGCGTTGTGGTCGTAGGACCACGTCAGGGCTCCGGCTGCGATGGTCAGGGCTTTGACCTGGTTCGCGGCAAGCTGCCCCGCGACGTAGACGTGCGTGCCGTCCATGCAGATATCGTTGACCGTCGAGACGTTGTTGTGTACCCACTGGCTCACGCCGGTATCGTGGTCGAACAGCTCGACGAACGCACCATATGCCAGGGCCACGTACTCGCCATTGCTGCAGACCTTGAAGTTGTTGCCGGCGTTGGTCTTGGTGTAGGTGGCGACCGCAGTGGTGGTGTCCCGCTCGCGACTCACGATGGTCCCTGCGCCGTCGTGCATGAGGATGATCGACTTGGCGGTCACCGCTACGCTGTCCACGTCGTCGCTGGTGTCGGTGGTGGTGTGCGCCGTCCCCGGCGCCTGGTCCATGTCGTGCTCATCCACCAGGCAGGCCTGCTCGATGGCGGCCCCTGCGCTGTCGCTCATGCCCTCGACGGCTTCCTCGAGGGTCTCGAACCGCGGAAGCAAACCTTGGCCGATCATGTACGCCAGCCAGTTGAACTCCTCGGCTGGGACGGGCTGACCGGACGGGTACCCCTGGGCGATCTGCGAATCCGTGGGCCTGGCCGGGGCGTGCGGCTCGCCGGTCGCGGTCGCTGCGGCTCCCCAGTCAAATGGGCTGTCAATGGCGCTCATGGGTAGAGCCTCCGGGAGAGGATGGTCGTGCCCCAGGTCGTTCCCGAGCCGGCGTACCCGGGCAGGGCCTCGGTGAGGCACCAGGACACGCCCGCGGGGATGGCCTCGGCGATCAGGCGGACCGTAGCGTTGGCCTCCTCGTCGGAGAGCCAGGACTCGCGGAAGATCGAGATGTTGAGACCCGCGGGGTAGAGGCCGAAGTAGCGGGCCGACGTGGCCTGCGTGATGTCCTTGGCGATATCGATCAGGGCGTCGATCGGGTTGTCGCTCCCGTGTCGGTACAGGCGGAGCACGCGCATGCGGGCGCGAACGAAGCGCCGCAGCTGCTGGTCGTTCAGGCCGTCGTATGGCTGGCCGACCAGGTCCGCCCAGACGCGCAGGTGGACGCCCTTCGCGGCGTGCAGGGTCATCCCGTCCAGCAGCGAGAAGGCCACGTCTTCGAGGTCTTGGACCCCTGCGGCCAGGCCCTGGACAATCCGCGACGTCCTGGGCTGAGCCTGCAGGGCAGTAGGCATCCTACCAAGCGCGATCTCCGCGTGGTTCGGGATGTAGCCGACAGCGAGGGACGGGGTGATGCTCACGTGGTCACCGTCACGGTCCCGAGATCAGGCCACTCGGTAGCGATCGGCTGCACGAAGGCGTCGCCGTTGAGAGTCACGGTGACACGGCGCACGCCAGCCACGTCGTCGGCGATGGCGACCTCCAGATCGAGATCGTCGATGGCGACCCCGCCCGCCGCGTTGTCGGTGAACCAATCGGTGATCGCGGTGTCCACGTCGTCGCTCACGTCGCCCAGCACGTAGCCGGTATCGGGAACGACCGTGGCGATCACGTTGACGGTCAGGCTGGTCGCGTAGTACCAGCGCACGGTCTCCTGGTAGCCGTCGGAGCGGGTCACCGTCGCAGTCGTCGAGCCGTTCAGGTAGATACCCGGGTCGAGATGACGGTAGAGCAACTCTGCCAACTCTTCCTCTTGTGCCGTGGTGAGCGTGGAGGGGTAGACGCAGACCGCGATGGAGTGAGGCTGGAGGGTGAGCCCGGAGACGACCGCGGCGGACGCGGTCCGGTTGGAGACGCAGAAGGCACCCTGGACGTAGTCCAGAGCGAGGACGCGTGCTTGTACCGCGGCCAGGGTGCCAGAGCCGCGATTGGCCAGCGAGGACGCCTGACGGAGCCTGTAGGCGTTGTCGCTCTCCAGGTTGGTGCCGAGCGTCGCCGCCGCCGCGTTGTAGACGGCCGTCCAGCCTGACACCGGGGTGACGATCTCGTCGATCTCGCCGATGACAGCGGCCGTTGGGCCGTCCTCCGTGCACTGAACGACGGTGGTGGTGGTGCCGGCCAGGGGGATCGTGACGTCTTCCGTCAGCGCCCACTGCGCTGTGTCGTCCTCTCCGCCCCCGCGCACCAGCTTGCCGGTGACGATGATCGTCCCCGTCGTCCCGGTGATGATGACGGTGCATGTCGAGGGCGTGGCGGGGTCCCGCTCCACGCCGCGGATCGCGCCGATATCATCCAGGTGGACCCCGGTGGCGTTGTTGGGGGACATGGAGTCGTGGATCGACTGCGTCATCTCCGAGACGCTCCCGAGCCGGTCGGCGAGCACGTCCACCAGGATGGACAGCACCAGATCGCTATCCCAGTCCACGGCGGCGTAGCCTGCGTCGAGCAGGGCGGCGTCCACGCCGTCCCGCATCAATTCCGCTTCGTCTGCCGCCCGGGGGGCCACGTAGCCGGAGGAGTCGAATCCGTAGGTGCTCACGTCAGCCTCCTCATGCCAGCACCGAGCTGGCCCGGCCCCAGAAGTTGGCGGTGAAACTCATCGATCTGGCGTCGTGGTCCTGGATGGTTGCGGAGATGCTCACGGATCCCTCGTCTGTCGAGACGTCGGCGGACACGGAGATCGTACCCCCTGACGCGGTCGCTTGCACGTTGGACACGGAGACGACGCCCTTGACCGCGGAGATCTGCTTTCGCGCGTGGGATCGCACGGTGGCGAGCGGCACGGGCTTGGACGACAGGACCGCCACCCAGGGCATGCCGATAGACACGTCTCGCAGGACCTCGCCCTTGTGGGTTGCGAGCCTGACGCGGATCCGCTGGGCCACCAGGTCGATGCCGGAGACCAGCCTGCGCCGATCGGGGAAGTCCAGGCCGTCAAGGTAGGTGTCGAGTCTCATGTGTCCGCCTTCACGACAGACGAGCCGACGTTTCCGGCGGACCCTGTCGTGGTGCTGACGCCGGTGGAGAGAGGCCCAACTACCACCCCTGGGTGTATGTGGGTCGAGATCGCGGTCCAGAGTGCATTGATCTCTGACCTAACCAGCGAGTCGAGGGCTACCTTGTCGGACGCGGATGAGCTCCCAAGCCGCACGTCACCGGTCCCGCGGTCGTAGAGCACCACGGCGCCGCTGGCGTAGGCCGCGGACGGCAGAGGGGATGCAGGGGCCTGCACGCCGGCCAAGAACACGGCATCGGTGATGTCGAATCGTCGTGGGTCGCGGGGCTCGGTCGCCTGGCTTGCCGTCGCCTTCCACTCGTCGATCGAGCGGTCGCAGATCAGAGCCAGGCCCCACTCGCCATCCTCGAGGTCCCAGGTCACGGAGCCGGCGAACTGAACGGGGACGTTGGAGACCGGCGGCCGAGCCCTGGCGACCGTCTCGCCGTCGTCGTTCTGGACACGGTAGGCGGTCGCGATCTGGATGGTGGCCGTCTGCGTGGCGCGGTCGTAGGACAGCACCCACGCCGGAGCGGCGACCCTGACGGCGCCACGGGCAGCCTTGGCGGCCTGGTCTTGCACCTGGGCCTGCGTGGTGTTGCGGCTCATAGCGTCGCCCCCACGGCTTCCACGTAGAACTCCGAGCCCCGGGAGTCGCCCCGGAATCGGCATTCGGTGCAGCGGTAGTCCCCGGACACGCTCTCGGAGGTCACGCGGAACGCCCGCCCGGGGCGCATGGAGGGGTCGATCAGGGCTCGGATCTCCACGCCCGAATCAGTCCTCGTGGGGCTGCCGATCATGCCGGTGGTAGGCGTGAACAGGATCGCCTCCTCGCCCGTGGTGGTCCCGGACGCCCAGATCTGGAGCGTGCCGTCCCGGATCGTCCACTGGCGCCCGGTCATGCCGCAGAGATCGTCCAGGATCCCCCGCGCGGTCCCGGACAGGGCGCGACCGTAGGGGAATCGCTCGTCCTCTCCGACGTCGTAGGTGCCCAGCGGCAGCCCGAGTTCGTCGGCGACAACCTGGAAGACCTGCGCCGCGGTCTGCTCGGCGGAGTAGCCCACGTCCAGGTATGTGCCCGTGTAGGCGCTCCGGCCGTCCTGGGCCTCGACCACCAGCACGCGGTCAGTGGACTCTCTGCGCTCGCTGACGCCGTCGGGGATGGGCTCCCCGTGGAAGATGAGCCGCGCCACGCCCTCGCTCGAGTAGCCGACCAGGAGCCGGATGACGGCCCCGTCCTCTTGCATCAGGGCGATGGTGTCCGAAGCGGCGCCCGTGATCTCGATCTTGGCGCTGTTCGGGCTCGAGCCGTCGTTCATCTGGACGTCGAACTTGACGCGCAGGGCGGACAGTTCCCGGCCCGTGTCACCCTCGGTGCCAAGCTGGACGGTCACGAGTCGGCCGAACTGGGTCACGTCGTCACCCGCAGCCCGAGATCGTCGGAGTCCTCGTCCGGGATCTCGCTCTCGGAGTAGTACAGGAGCCGTCCGTCTTCGGTGCCCAACTCCTCGCGCTGGCGCAGGTCGCCGAAGACCAGGAACGCCCCGGGCGGCTGGCTGGCCTGCAGCACGCCGACGAGTGGGTCGGAGCGCCCGGATAGGCGGCGACCCTTGGCGATCGGGGTCATGTCCTGCGTGTAGATGTCCATGTACCAGGCCTGCTGACGGGCTCGCCAGGTCAGGCGGACGCGGTAGCGCGTGTCGTCCATGGTGTGGGTGAAGATCGTAGACGGCTGACTGACGAACGACGGGAGCTCACGGGGCATCAGGAAGCCTCCTCTTGCTCGCTGCCGTAGATCAGCTGGTACAGCCACGACGACGCGGCCTCTTCCTCGGCCTCGCTCATGTCCGGGGTGGCCCCGCTCTGCTCGCCTGCATCCACCTCGGACGCCAGCCCGTCGGCGGCCGTCTCGGCGGCCTGGGTGACTGGGATCGTGACGGTTTGCGCCTCGACCACCACCACCTCGCGGAATGCCAGCGAGAAGCGGAGCGAGCGGTAGGCGCCCCTCTCGTGGGACATGGAGACCAGCACGTAGCTGTCGATCTCCTCCTCGGGATAGGCCAGGGTCAGCGACAGGCCCCAGCAGCCCTCCAGGAACTCGACAGCGGCGTCCTCGCGCTCCTTGCCGGTCGGCTGGTCGTAGGTCCTGCCCTCGAGCGGAGAGCGGGTCACGGTGGCCAAGGGGGTATCTCGCCCGGGCTCCCTGATCACGGTGTCGGAGATGGAGGTCCCGAGTTCGACGGGGTGATCCGTGGTACGCGCCCGCAAGTCGCGCGCGTACCTGGTGACCGCGTCGAAACTCCAGGACACGCCGTCGGAGCGGGTCACGACGAGGGGCGCGGTTGCCATTAGACCTCCGCTCCGGCCAGGGCTGCCACGGCGTCGCGGTTGCTACGTGCCAGGGCGTCCTCGATCTGCCTGGCGATATCGTCGGCGTCGGCTTGTCCGTTGACGGTGACGGAGACTTGGTTGCTAACCGCGGCGTTGCTGATCGCTGTGCTTGCCCCGGACATTGGCGCCACTGACGGCTCGTAGGTCCCGCCAGATACGAACCCGGTGAGGCCTTGGATGGCGTCCGTAACGGCACCAATCATCCCCGTCAGGCGGTCAAGCTCGCTCGTTAGATACCGCTCGATCAACTCTCCGACTTCCGGCAGGACGACCCCAAAGGCGGACAGGAACTCCTGCGCGGCCGACCACGCGCCGTCGAAAGCGATGACGACAGCGTCGAGCAGATCGATCATGGCCTGCAGCATTTCCAGGGTCGCCTGGCCCTCACGAACGAGAGCTCCCATGATTCCGGCCGCGCCCTCGTGCTTCTCGATGAACTCACCGATCGCGCTGGAACCACCCTGCCACAGCACCACGAGATCCTGGTAGGCAAGCGCGAGCAGCACGATGACGCCAATCACCGCGGCCACAGCCGCAACCCAACCGCCCAACGCGGCCCCGGACACGCCGACGATGGCGGCCAACGACTTGAACGCCTTGATCATGGACAGGATCGCCGACGTGGTCTTGTAGGCGACCACAGCGGACAGCGCGGTAGCCAACGCAGCGGCCGCGACCGCTGCAGCCTCGAACAGGAAGCCGACGGTGGCGATGACGTCGATCCGCTCCTCGAGGGCGACAAGGGCGTCGCGGATGGCGATGATGCCGCCCTCGATCTTCTTGGCCCACTTCTCCATCCGCTGGCGGATGATATCGCCGTTGGCCTTCGCCCAGTCGGAGAACCTGCCGAGCATGTCGTTGAAGACCGGAAGCAGGCCCTCTCCGATCGTGTTGCGGAGGCCGACCAAGAATGCCTTGGCGTTGGTGAGTCCGTCCACGAACTCCTCTGACGCCGCTGCGCCCTCCACCGAGAGCACCAGGCCGAGGTCGTGCGCCTCCTGACGGTAGGCCCGCAGGGCATCTCCGCCCTCGTTCAGCAGCGGCAGAAGCTTGGCCCCGCCCTTGCCGAAAATGTCGTTGGCGAGAGCCATCTTGGTGGTCTCGTCCTCGAGGCCCTTCATCTCTTCTGCGATGGCCTCCAGGAAGCCCAGCTGCCCAAGCGACGAAGCCTCCTTCGCGCTGTCTTCATCGCCGAACAGGCGGGTCAGAGCGTCCGCGGCCGTCCCTCCGGTGGTGGCCAGCTCGTCCGTGCCGACGGCCAGGCGGCGCAGCGACGTCTCGACGTCCTGGATCGACGCCCCGGACCTGTCAGCAGCGAACGAGAGCTCTTGGAACTCTGCCGTGGTGACGCCAACGCGCTTGGACGCCTTGGCCGCCTCGTCTCCAGACACCGCTACGGCGTTGACCACGGCTGCAATGGACCCTGCAACCAGCGCGATCCCGCCAGCAAGGACAGCCGCGGCCTGCGCCGCTGTCGCCATGCTGCTCTTGGCGTCGCCGATGGCGCTGTCGAACTCGGAGACCGCCGCCGTGTCGGCGTCAACCCCGAGGGCGACCAGCAGCTCTCGGATCGTGGTCGCCATCTACATGCGCCCCTGCTGCCGACGGGCAGCGGCTTCGCGCTTGATCTTGTCCCGCTCCAGCTTGTGGAGCGCGTCCATGGCGTCCTGGGCTACGTGGGCTTCGTAGACGTCGCCGAACCCGAGCTGGCGGACGGCAAGCATCCGCCCCGGGTCAACGCGTCCGGAGCCGTCCACGGAAAGGCGCATGGTCCACCAGCTCACTCCGTCGGCGGCCGCCTGTCGGGTGACAGAGCGGCCTTGGCCTTGGTTGTTGCTGCTCGGACGAGGGCGCCGAAGCCACCCAGCGGCCCGAAAAAACGGTTGTACTGCCCCACCTTCCACACGGCGGCCACGAGCTCGCCGTAGTTGCGCTGGTAGGCGGTGTCGAATGCCACGTCCCGGGCCAGAGGCTTGCCGTCGCGCTCGGCATGGCGCAGCACGTCGCGCACCAGAGGCAGGTCGATCGCCTCGATGGCACGCCGCATCGCTGGCCCGCTGCTGGTGAAGTCCAGCCCGGCCAGGTTGGCCATGACCTCGGGATCGTCCATGATGGACTCGAGGTCGAAGCTGCCATCGGTCTTGGCTGCGCGCTTGAGGGCGGCAGGGACGGTCTTGACGAGCACGGACAACGCCGTGCCGGCCAGGGGGTCGATAACCGCTGCGGCGATGCGGGAGCAGACGCCGAAGCCTTCGGTCGGGTTGTGAGCCGCCACGCGGTAGCTGTGCTGCTTGCCGTCGGCGTCCTCGAGTGTGAACTGATGGAACATGGCGCGTCCTCTCGGTGGTCAGGCTACCGCTACAGAGCGGTCGCCAGGGAAACGGTCGGGTCTGGGAGCAGCACGCGGAACTCGACGCCGTCGCGCCCAGAGCCCATGCTGACGTCAGGGCGGGAGATGATGATCGCGTGGTCGCTCTCCCAGGTGTCGCCGTTGCTCGGGTCGGTGAGACGGAAGGCACGGGCCGTCAAGGCGCCGCCCTCTTCCACCTCGGTCCGCTGCTCGGCGCGGATCTCGGCCAGGTACTTGTACCCGGTGGACTCCGGATGCAGCGTCATGGTGACGATGTGCCGGTTGTCGCTGGAGACGTTGAGCACGACCGCGGAGCCGTCCACGGAGACCTCGTGCTCATCGTCGGCGGTGACCGGCGAGACGGTGACGATGGTGTCACCGGAAAAGCCCTGGATGCGGTAGGGGGAGAGGAAGACCTGGACGGCCTTCGGGGCATAGGCGCGGGTGGTGTCGGCCATGGGTCACGCTCACACGATGGCGGTGGTGGAAAGGTTGACGGTGACGTCGATCGCGATGGCGCCGACGACGTTCTGGGCGCCGACGGTGAACCGGAGCTGCTGGGCAGTCCTGTCCGCGGCCGTGATGGTCTCGGGCGTGATGACGACTTGGCCCTTCTCGAAGTGGCCAGCGGTCACGCCGGTCAAGGCGACCTTGCCGATGGTGCCCGCCACGCGGTTCTGGCCGTCGGCGTTCACGCCCAGCTTCTCGCCGTTGGCGGCGAGGGTGGCGTTCAGGTCTGCGAGCCCCTCGTTCAGCCGGGTCTCGAACCAATCGGCGGTGATGATCTGGTCGAATGCGCGGCTGTTGAGGTTGCGCCCCGGGTCGCAGTAGGCGTCGTAGATCGTGCCCATGGGAAGCAGGGTGTTCCCGTTGTTGGTGCGGGCGAATTCCTTCTGGGCCTGGGTCGGCGTGTCAGCGGTGAAGCTGTAGACCTCGGCCACGGGGCTGTTCCATGGGACGGACTTGTCGTCAGGGCTGCGAGCCAGACGGTTTCCGGCCAGCCCCTCGGCGCGTGGGGCGGCGTCCGTGCCGTGGTAGACGACGAAGACGCGCTCCTTGTCGTCGATGGTGGAGTAGCCGGCCGGCACGCCGCCGGTCGTCAGCCAGTCGGCGTCGGCGCTCTGGATGACCGTCACGAACTTGGAACCAGCGGCTTCCTGGGTGTCGATCCATCCGGAGAGGACGACGTGGTCGGCCGCGGTGCGGTCCTCGATGCAGATGCAGTAGAAGTCGGAGTTGTCCGCGAGAGCCGCGGTGAGGGCGTCGGCGATGGTGTCGCCACCCGCGTCGTCCCACTCCGCGACCAGCAGAGAAGCGGGGCGCGGGGACTGCCCGAAGATCTCGGTGATGGCGGCCAGGGTCCAGGCGTTGATCTCGCCAGCGGCCAGGTCCGCCTGAGCGGTCACGACGCTGGTATACTCCTTGGACACGACTGCGCCCAAGGTGATGTCCTTGCCGACCAACAGGGGCCGGAAGGTGGCGCCGCCCGTGGAGAGCACGGCCAGGTTGACCGTGATGGAGATGCGGTCGTCGTGGGTCGAGGGGTCGAGGTACGGGCTCATGGGTCACCTACACGGTTGCGGTGATGGTGGTTTCGAGGTCGGGGTATGCGTCGGAGGACTGGGTCACCGTGGTCTCGATGGTGGCCAGCTCGATCTGGGTGCGGGCCGCGCCTGCGACGGCGTAGTGGACGAAGACGTCGAGGCCGTAGCGATGCTCGTTCTCGGTGTCGAGGAGTTGGCCCACGTTGGTCAGGGGGCCGTCCGTGAAGAACCCGAAGCGGGGATAACCAGCAGCCTCGAGCGTGTCGGCCACGGCGTCGGCGAGGGTCATTGAGAGCCGGAGCTCCTCCAACCACTCGGCGGTGTCCTCGCCGTAGCCCTGGATGCTGATGGTGGCGGTCCTGCGGCCCTTGGGGGTCTTCGTCGGGGCGCCCCCGCCGGTCAGTCCGTCGATCTGCTCGTCGTGGCCGTTGGCAGCCCCTGGGGACGTGACGTCGATCGTCAGGTAGGGCAGGTCCGGGCGTTCGTGCGGCTGATCTGCGAAGACGACCTGGACGGCGGTTCCGAGGCCCGCGGTCACGAGGGCGACGCCGTCAGGCTTGGCGTAGGCGGCCACCCATGTCAGCACGGCTTGGCGCAGGGTCTCGAGGGGGGCGGTCATTCGTCCGCCTCCTGGGCCCGCTTCGCCAGCGCCTTGTAGTGGGGGATCGGCGCGTTGGTGAAGTAGGGAACGCTGGTCAGGACCTTGAACCAGGCGCTGCCGTCCCTGCTGATGAGGTCGGCGGAGACCTTGGTGTGCTGATCCGAGGTGTTGAGGGCCGTCTCGGTGTAGACCTTGGCGTAGTCAGACGCGCGCTCCCCCTCGGGAAGCAGGGCGATCTCTCGGCCGGACAGAGGCTGCCAGGAGCCCTGGAAGGTCG